CTGCAAATTAAGAACAAGAGACGAGCGTTTCCACGCTACTGCTCTTGAGGCGTTGATAACGCGCTTTAGTCGGTTAGTTTTATCAAAAGTAACTAAGTTACTAACTAACGGCACATGAAAGAACGTTTCTAACTTTTCCACACGGGTATCTAGGTTTCTCTTTTTCATCCATCGTATAAACCCGCATTTTGTTTCTATGAGGGAATGGCAAAGGACGCCGTCGCAGGCTTTAATAGCATTTTCAAAATCTGCGTTCCTTCCAATAGACAAATAGTGGTGATCGTGATTGATCATCCACTTAGGAGATTTAATTTTCTCTAGGATACGTTCTACATAATTATTTACAACATCTTCTTTAGCGTTTTTAGCAGGAACCGAAAATATAAGACTAAGATCGTACTCTTCGTTTATCTTACGAACCAGATCGTCGGCCTGATCAAAACTAAATTTATTAATCTCTAAATCCGTAGAGGTATCTGGCCGCCCTACGCTAAGATTGAGCGCAAAAATATCACATTTACCCCTGTTAAGTTCGTCAAAATACGCTTTAAAGTGCCGGGCGTAGCTACTCACCCCGCACCCTTCTACCCCTCTAAGTAGTAGTATGGCAGTTCTTGGCAGTTTCATTTATCAGTTTCACTACGTAGCTTTAAACTGCTCTATTTGTTTTTAAATTGCGTCTATATTATCCAACCACTCTTTCAATTCTTCTTTAAGTTCCCGTACTTTCATCTTCTCTCGGCCCTGAACAAAGGCGTTCCAAGCATATTGTCCTCTAGACCTCATTCCTCGAGCCTTACCCCACTTCTTAAGTTCATCCAGCTGCTTTTTCCGCTGCGCGGCTCCCTTCCTAGTGGTCATTTGCTGCTCGTACTGCCAATCTTCAACAAATTTGTCCCATTTATCAGAGATATCCTTACCCATCTTGTTTTCTGCAAGGAATTTTGCAACAATCGTGCGCTTCATGCCCAATGCTTTGGCTTTTTTCTTATAGATCTCTTGAGGAGTAAGGGGCTTAATCTTACGAGTCCTAGGTGGAGCCATCACTCTAGCTTTTTCTGCCCCAATCTCGTTGGGATCAACCAATTCTGTCCGGCGCTTATCGGCAAATTGTCTGAAACTACGGACTTGGTCAATGATGTGCTTATCCATAGCCTCCGAATTATTAATCAGAGCTTGTAATTCGTCGTATTTCTGCTGGAGTTCATCTTTTTCGCGCTTCAGTTCCAACCTTTCGGCGTTAACAAGTCGGCTGAGTGGCATAGCCAACACGGCTTGAGCTTGAGAAACGCTTAGTTTCCACTTTTTTCTCAGGTTATTATGAGCCGTCTCCCTTGTCTTGCTAGATTTGATGGTCTTGATTACATCGTCGATGTCTGCAAGGATGGTTAAGAAGCCATCAAGGATGTGCATGCGGTCTTGAATCCGCTCGCACTCGGCGCTATAGCGTGATATAAGGGCTTTGCAACGACTCTCATGCCAAGTTGCGATGATATCCTTCACTCCAAACATCTCAGGGAGAGATTTCTTGATAGCCATGGCATTTACGCCGATGGTGTCATAGAGGTTGGTGTAGGCAAGGAGCTGACCGATCACTTCTTGAGAGTTAGCGTGGGCTTTTAGGATTAACTCGATGTGAATACCCTCTGTAGACGAGTGATCAGCTGCATCAACGATCTGATCGATCTTTCCTCCGTCTACTGCCGCCTTGACTTTCTCAAGGAATCGCTCTGATGACCCACTAGCCAGAGACGTGACAATAATTGCTTCGCGTTTTGACTTCTTCTTATAGTTAACTTGCTTGACTTCCCACTTACCATAGACCTTGATAGACCCATGCCCTGACGAGAAGGCTGCCCAGACCCCGTCGTCTTTAAGTATCCGAGCTCCTTGAGGTAGGTCAGGGCCGGTGATGTGCTTATATAATGCTTTATCTGTGATATTTTTGTTCTGGATGTATGCTGCCGTACCTTTGATTACTTCGGAGAGATTGTAAGAAATGTGATGGCAAGCATAACCAGCAGCGATTCCAACACCGCCGTTAACAAGTAAGGCGGGAAGAGAAGGAACAATCCTATGCGCCTCCTGTGTGGACCCATCGTAGTTATCGCGCCATTCACAGCTTTCCTTATCAATCTCGTTGATGTAGACGTTTTGAGTGAACTCACTTGACTTTACCTCAAGATAGCGCGCAGCAGCTGGTGAGTCTTCAGAGATGGATTGACCGGTTGAAAGACCTGTTTGTATGCTACCACCGACATTACCATGAATGTTAGTAAGTAGATACCTAAAACTATTAGCTTGACCCATGTTAATCGCGGTGCCCGCACACCCTCCTTGGGGGTGGTAGGAACCCAGTACATGACCTTCGAGCCTAGATACTTTCTTATACTGCCCATCAGGTTTAAGTTTTAGATCCTTAAGACCTAAAATAATCCTCCTCTGAGCAACTTTCAACCCGTCGGTCACATCAGGCAACGCACGATTGAAGATCGATACGCTGTAGGTGAGATAAGAGGTTTTTAGCTCGTTATTGATCGATACAGGAGTAAAGCTGTTCATAGGTACGTCGCGTCTCTTACTATTATATCATATCCCACGTATAGCTTCCTTCTCCTCTTCTTCAACGTTTCGTGACAAAATGTACCAACCGATGTTATCGTTGCTATACTCGAGGTAGGTCTCGTGACCTTCAAGGATGAAGTTGTTGTAGTAGTCTTTGACAATCTCCATCTCCTCTTGGTTTTGCATCTCGTGAGGGAAGCAGCACTTGAGACATATCAAGTTCTTCTTAAACAAGATTTGAAAGATCTCTGTCACGGACCCTAGGACTGGATGCTCGTAAGTCACATGACAAGTGTCTTCGTCAGTCCTGATGACTTTCTGAATAATGTCTTTTCTATGCAAGAACTGACTAGAAACGTAGATTTCTGGCCATTGCGTTGGTTTCTTCATTTTGTTGTCACAACGGTTTAAAGTTATATCAAATAACTCCTACTTTACCATAAACCGTGAGCAGTCTATTCCGTACTCCAGAACCACCGCAAAGAAAGCAGAGGGTCAAGTACAGGACTATAAGAGTCCGAGAAGAGGTGGCGAAAGAACTCGATGAGTGGAGAGATCTATTTGAAGACGCGTCGATCTCAGAGGTCGTCTGGCGAGTGTTTGCTTTGGCCCGTAGGGAGTTGAAGAGGGTCAGAGATAAGAAACGCAAAGCTCGGGAGAGGTTTTTAAAAGTTCGTGAAGAGAAGAATAAAGTTATAAATAAGTTGAAGAATGTATGATATAATTAAGGAGTAAACATTGGCAAACGCCATGGCATATAACCCGAATAAAACCCTCTTCTCACGCAGGCCAGTGGAAGAATTCGAGAATGACATTTACGCAGTACAGAAGACAAAGAGATCTTGTTGCATCTGTGGTAAGTCCACATCTTATAAATCTAAATTAGCTGCAGATTATATCTGCTCGCATGAGTGTTCTAAGGTATTCTGGCACGAGATCTTTGTAAAGCTACACACAGACAAACGACGCAAGCGCTGATCATGGTCCGGCTTAGGCATGAGAGAATCACCACAAAAGAACTCTTAGAGATCGCACAAGACGAATCATCTACCCCTGAGCAACTCAGCAAAGTCTGGGATATCACCCGAAGTGTGAAGATCAGGAAAGCTATAGCCTCTAACCCCAATGCCAATGCCCTCACTCTGAGGGTAGCGGCTAGGTTGTACCTTGAAGAAGTCCTAGAGAACCCCGGATTTCAGATGCTCAATCTATTTGACGATGATATATGGATCAAGAAAATCGGGGAGGTATACGAGAACCCTGAGCTATGGACTCGTAGTTATTACTATGGGAGCAGAGCGGATCAGCTTGAGCCGTTTGCTAGGGCCGCTCTATTGAGCGAGAGCCTGAATGAGACTCAATTGAACTCCATTATAGAGTTTTTGCCTGTTGCCTCTCTAAAGAGAGCCTTCAAGTACGAGAAGACCAAGAACAGAGTCAAGTTGTTCTTTGTTAGTAAGCTAGATACACAGTTCACTGTGAGGAACTTCTCTCTAGAGTCCCTGTTCAAAGCATATGGCTCCGAGCTTATCGGAGAAGAGGAGCTCTATGAGTCGTTAAAGGGTATCTGTTATATAGGTACACTTAGTTGTAGGAAGTCTGTGTATGTGAGGACGATCAAGACCCTGCTCAAAGTTTTCGACGAGAGGCCCGAGCAAGCCGGCCGACTTCTTGCTATGGTGCTCATATCGAGTAGAGTTAGTTGTATCGGCTGGGTCGAGCGGCTATTTGAGAGGGAGCACCTCTATGTGGTGGCTAAAGCACTCCTCACTGCGAAGCAGATTAAAAAGAAAGGTAAGGAGATAAATCGTCCAGGAGCAGCGGCGAAAGGCACGATTAAGACTTTAGCTTCTATCATCTCTAGTATCGTATGGGGCCCGCTGAACTTCGAGCAGAGGAAAGCTGGGTTAGGAACGTTCTATAAGTTAATGTGCCAGCTTGGCCTTGAGAATCACAAATGGGGTGATTCCAAGCAAACCTGGAATTGTGTACAGATATCCAACGAGATGTGTGAAGCGCTGTTATCTCAGGATATAAGAGTTAAGTCCTTCTATGTGAAGAACCTTTGCCTAGGTACCTGGTTTCATGTACAGAAGTCCTCCTCTAAGTTCCAAGTGGTGGAAGAAGTCAACGACTGGCTATATAAGCAGGGCGGAGTAGATAACGTACTCTATAAAGATATAAGCATTAAGAAGATTATCACCCTGACGCCAGATGTGAAGATAGGATATTAGATCGCTTGGTGTATTATCTCTAGTAAGTTAGAGTCGTAAGTGTTACCCTGCAACTTAGGTAATAATGTTAGTGGGTTAGTTTCTTGAGATGGAGATATAAATACTGGGAATAATTCAGTAGAGAAGTATATCTTTAGCTGAGATAATAC